TAACAGGAGAAGTTGCACGCTGGGATACTACAACAAGTTATCTATATCTCATCAATATGACAGGTTCGTTTACACTATCTGAAATATTGACAGGAGCAACCAGTGAAGCAACTGGAACATATAACGTTCAGCAATCAACAAATGAAGCTTCTACTACGTTACAATCGGTAGATGATGGAACAACCGATAAGACATCAAGTAACAAACAATTTGAAATTGATGCTGATTCGATATTTGATTTTTCTGAAAGTAATCCGTTTGGAGAGAATCCGTAATGTTTGGAACTTATTTTTACCATCAAACTTCTAGAAAGATGGTGGTTGCATTTGGAACTCTATTCAATAACATAGAAGTTCGTAGAACGAATAGTTCTGATGCTGTAACTGAAGTGCTGAAAATTCCTTTGTCTTACGGACCGAAGGATAAGATGTTAGTACGGATATCCGCAGACCCAAATCGTGATTCCACAACTGTTGCTTTGACAGTTCCAAGAATGGGATTTGAGTTGACATCTATGACGTATGATAGCGCGAGAAAACTCAATACACTTGGTCGGAATGTCAAAACTGGAACTACTGGACTCAAAAAACAATTCAATCCTGTTCCTTATAACTACGATTTTTCTCTTTATATCTTTGTTAAAAATGCGGAGGATGGAACACAAATACTAGAACAAATACTTCCATTTTTCACACCAGAATTTACAATAACAATGTCGCTTGTTTCTGGTATGGATGTAAAAATGGACATACCTTTAGTTCTTTCTGGTGTTTCTAGTGAAGATACATACGATGGAGACTTTGCAACAAGACGTTCTATTATCTGGACACTTAACTTTTCGATGAAAGGTTATCTATATCCAAATGTGGTGGATAACGCAAAAGTTATTACATCTTCTGTGGTAGATACACATCTTATGTCAGAAGCAGTTGCTGCTGAACCCATATATATTATAACAGAAGACAGTTCAATTTACAATAGGAATTTTTTAGTATTAGATAGTCACGAATTTGACGATTCAACCAGAATACGTTTGTTGTCAGAAGAGTCATCAGAAGCTTCTACTGCTGGTGCAACTGTAGCAAGAGTTACGGTAGCTCCAGATGACACAGGCGCAATCACAGATGAAGATTTTGGATTTAGTGAAACCTTTGAATTTTTTCCTCAAGGAAAAACACATGATCCAGTAGCTGGAACAGATAGTTAATGAAAACTGAAAAATTAGTGGAGCAACGGATTGAAAAACATCTTGAGCTCGGGGAAGAATCTCTCAACAGTGATATAAAAGTTATAAATGATCCAATTGTGATGGATAATAACGTTCCTGTTGTTATAAATGGAGATGATACTAGAGAAAATGACTTTCAATATGCTCGTGAAAATCTCTATGACATAATTGAAAAAGGCAGAGATGCAATGGAAGAACTTCTGGAAATTGCTAAAGCAGAAGAGTCTCCCAGAGCCTTTGAAGTATTCGGTCAATTACTCAAAAATATGACTGATTCTCAAGAAACATTAATGGATTTGCATCAAAAGAAACAAAAACTAGAAAATGCTGGAGATAGACAGGAAGTTACCCAAGCTCAAAATGTTACTAATGCATTATTTGTCGGCAGTACTGCTGACTTACTGAAGTTGGTAAAGAAAGAGACAAAAGAAAATGGTTGATTTATTCAATACCGCCGATTTGTGGATGTATGCTGTTGTCATATTTTCATCATTTTGGATTTTTCTATTTAATTATAGAATAGATAACAAAGAAAAATACGAAGGGCATAGTTGGTTAATAGGGCTTGACCTTATAATCAATACTGGTATGTCTCTTACAGGATATTTGTTGATTATGATCGTATTCACAAATGTTCCTCAACTCAACGATTTCGGGCCTTATCGTTTTCCCATCGGATTTCTCTTTGGACTCACTTCTAATGTAAGTATTCCTATCGTATTGAAGTGGTTCCAACAACAAATTACTAAAAAGTTGAATGAAGTAGGGAGGAAATAGATCATGGCACAACAAGATAAGACTGTAGCAAACGGAAAAGATCAAAAAATACTACAACACGACATTGAAGAAATAGATAAAAAGGTTGAAGAAGTTCAACAAATAGAACTTGCAAACAAAGACCAGATTGTCGCAAGTAAATCGTTCATCTACGTCATCATTGCACTTCTAGTATACTTAATCTTTATGATTATGCCAGATATGGATGAAAGTTTTCAAAAACAAGTACATGAGATAGATAAGAGAATAACATATATGGAGAAAGACCTTTCCGCCGTATTAGTTCAGAGCGAAAGATTCAAAAAGTCCACAAGAGTATTTGCTAAAGATAACGCGTGTGCATCTTGCCACTTAGATCCAGATTATCTACTTCACAACCTACAATCAATATATCCAAGTTTTTCCGATATCAAAGCATTCATGAGAGTGGGACATAAGAGATATTCTTCAGCGACAAATCCATCAGATGAGGAACTAATGTCGGTTTACAGGACTTTGAAATGATTCTCGCCGGAAAACTTATTGTATGTCTGGTGTGGATATTTTGGATGATGGTCATAGACAATTCTGCAATGGGTAAAGAAAAGTCTACGCATCCGATGATGGATCATAGTGGAATGACTTTGACTGAAATAGAAAAAGTCAAACAGATGGTGATGAATAAGAAGGATGAACCATCACCAGAATACTATCCAACATACGGAACTACATTTGATAGAGTAATAAAAAGAGGATATATTATTTGTGGAACTAACGATGATTTTCCTGGCTTCTCCGAAGAAGTATATGATTCTGAAACTGGTGTAGTATGGGAAGGATTTGATGTTGATATTTGCAAAGCAGTCGCAGCAGCTGTATTTGGAGATACAGATGCTATACAATATGAAATAGTAGATGGAGTTTCTAGATTTACACATTTGATAGATGGAACTATTGATATGTTGTCTGCAGCTACAACGTATACCTTTACAAGAAATGTACTCAAGAAATTTGAGTTTCTACCAACAACATATTATGATGGTCAAGGATTTATCACTAAGAGAACTCTAGGTGTATCCTCTGCCAAACAGATGCATGGAGCTAAAATATGTTTCTCTGGATCTGGAACTGCTGCAAAAAACATTGCAGACTTTATGGAATTACACGAAATAAAGTATATTCCTATAACTGTTGGTGAGAATGAAAAGTTAAAAGATGTGTATCTTAGGGGTGATTGTGATATGTACGGTACAGATAGGTCAGGGTTGGCCTCAAATCGTCTAGGTTTCAACAATCCCGAATTGCACATAATATTACCAGAGATTATTTCTAAAGAACCACTAGGGCCGGTAGTTAAGTATGGAGACCAGCAATGGTCAGACATCGTAAGATGGTCGGTATATGTTTTGTTTATTGCAGAAGAGATGGGTATCAACTCAAAGAATATTGATACATTCAAGGACAATATAAACCCAAACATTCAAAGATTTATGGGAGAGAAAAATGGTCTAGACCATCCTAATCTTGGTGCGAAATTGGGATTACCCGCAACTTGGTCGTATGATATAATTAAACAAGTAGGAAATTACGAAGAAATATTTGAACGTAATATCATAAAAAAACTAGGACTAAAACGAGGATTGAATAAACTCTACAAAGACGGAGGTTTGTTATATTCTCCACCACTAAAATAAATTATGCCTGAACATGGAACTTACTTAGGAAATCCGTTACTCAAATCTGCTCATGTACCTCAAGATTGGTCAGAGGAACAAGTAGGAGAGTACATCCGATGTCAACAAGATCCTCTGCATTTTGTAACTGAACATATCAAAATTGTTTCCCTAGATGAAGGGTTGATAAATTTTGATGTTCGTGATTACCAAGAAGATATGATAAACAGATTTCACAACGAAAGATTTGTGATCTGTAAGATGGCCAGACAATCTGGTAAATCAACTACTATCCTTGCTTACCTTCTTCATTACATTCTTTTCAACGAAAATGTTTCGGTTGCAATTCTTGCGAACAAGAAAACAACTGCGATGGAACTTCTTGGAAGATTACAACTTGCATACGAACATATGCCGAAGTGGTTGCAACAAGGAATACTGATATGGAACAAAGGAAACATTGAGTTAGAAAACGGCTCAAAGATTCTCGCTAGTTCGACTTCTGGTTCTGCTATTCGAGGTGGTTCTTTCAACATTATTTTTCTAGATGAGTTTGCATTTGTTCCTTCTAACATTTCTGAAGAGTTTTTCAGTTCTGTGTATCCTACGATTTCCTCTGGTAAAACCACCAAAGTATTCATAGTATCTACTCCAAACGGAATGAATCTGTTTTACAAATTGTGGACAGATGCCGAAGAGAAGAACAATGATTATTCTCCAATTTCCGTTCATTGGTCACAAGTTCCAGGCAGAGACCAAGCATGGAAAGAGAAGACGATACGGAATACCTCTGATAGACAATTTCAACAAGAGTTTGAATGTTCGTTTCTTGGTAGTTCTAACACACTTATTTCTACGGAGAAACTTCTTTCGTTAGCTTACAAGACACCAGTTTATCAAAATGGGGGATTAGATGTTTACCAAGAACCGATATTGGGACATACTTATGTAATGGTGTGTGATGTTGCGAGAGGAGTCGGTCTTGACTACTCTGCATTTTCTTTGTTTGATGTAACGAAGCAACCTTACCGTCAAGTTGCAAAGTACCGAAAAAATGACATTTCACCAATGTTATATCCTAATGTTATTTTCACCGCTGCTCAGAAATACAACGAAGCATTTGTTTTAGTGGAAGTAAACGACATAGGACAACAAGTGGCTGACATACTTTATCATGATATGGAATACGAAAATATGATGATGGTTACGATGCACGGTAGGAATGGTCAACAGATTGGTGGAGGTTTTTCTAAAAATGTATCGATGGGAATCCGTACAACTAAACAAGTAAAACGAATTGGTTGTGCAACTCTCAAAGATATGATAGAGAGAGACAATCTAATCATAGAAGATTTTGATACAATAAGTGAGTTGACAACGTTTATTGGAAAAAGTACATCATGGGAAGCTGACGATGGAACTCATGATGATCTAGTGATGTGTTGTGTTCTCTTTTGTTGGTTAGTTCAACAGAGGTACTTCAGAGAGCTCACAGACCAAGATATAAGAGAAAAAATGTTTTCCGAACAAATGAAAATGATAGAAGAAGAAATGGTTCCTTTTGGGTTTATTGAAGATGGTCATGATCCAGAGGAAAATTCAATTCCTGGCGATGATAATGTGTGGCAACCAGTTGGACAAGAATGGCAGAGAGAATATTATTAGAGATAATTTTCTTTCTTTATTTTCTCAAAACCAAAGTCATCTTCATCTTTCATTTTTTCAGTAACGAGTAACATCAGTAATGCATCAATTTCTTTTTCCAATTCTGGTCTAACACTACGAAGACGATAAAGAAATTTAACGCTACTTTTTTCTACCATCTCTTTACTGACATGAGTAGAGTTGTAATTTTTTTTATTTTGACTTTTAGTTTGTAAAACAAGATGTTCTGGATTTACACAACTATTATTTTCACAAGTTTGGTGAACCACCATGTTTTCGGCAATGTCTCCTTTGTGAAGAAGATAAGCAAATCTATGAGCTGGTTTGGATTTTCCATCATAAGAGAACATTCCATAACCTTGTTTTTGTTTGGAAGCGTTCCATTCGTGACAATTACTAGATTTATTAATCTTAGCATTGAAACGGTCTATTGCTTTTTGAGGAAACTTCATATTTACCTTACACTAAATATTATTCATCAATTACGAGTATTTATAAATATTATCAGAGTAACAAATACTTTGCACAAAAAACTCAAAAAATAAATTTAACGGAGAGAAGATATGGCCTTTCAAGTAAGTCCTGGCGTAAATACATCTGAAATTGACCTTACTAATGTAGTAGTTGCCGCTGGTACTTCTGTTGGTGGTTTTGCTGGTAGGTTCAATTGGGGGCCAATAGAAGAAATTAAGTTGGTTACAGATCAAGACAATCTCGTAGAGATGTTTCAAAAACCAGACGATAACAACTTTGAAGCATTCTATACCGCAGCTAATTTCTTAGCATACACAAGTGCTTTGAACGTTGTTCGTGCTGCTAACACAACCTCATCATCAGCCACTGCACCATTGAATTCAGCTTCTAATACAGCAACATATGTAAACGTTCAAACAACAACTGTTGAAAGTTTCTATAACACATTTGATCCAGAACAAGGTGGAGCAATTGGTGGTGGTGTTACAGGTTTTGCCGCACTCGGACCATTTATAGCTAAATGGGCAGGTGCTTTAGGTAACAGTTTAAAAATGTCAATTTGTCCTGCTGATAGACCAGAAGCAACAGGAACAAGCACAGTAACATGGACTGCTTCAAGTGGTGTTTTGGAAGGAACATCCTCTTCTCTGTTTTTAGATGAATTAAGAGTTGGAGATGCTATCAAGATTGCAGATGAAGTTGGATTTCATATAGTTTCCACAATTTCTGATCTTAATACTGCTTCAGTATTTGCAACAAGTGGTTCTGATACAGCCGATGCTTCAGGTAAGTCATTCACGATAAAGAAACGTTCTGCGTTTACAACAACTTCTACTTTTATAAAGGGAACTGCTGTAACTACTGCTGATTCAACTGTTGTAACAGGAACAGGAACAATGTTCGACAAACAATTTGTTGTTGGTGATACAATAGTAATTGGTGGAGAATCACACAGAGTTAATGCTATCACATCAAACACAGTCATTGCAACTACAACAAAATTTAACGGTACTAATTCCGGTGCTGCTATCGCAAGAGAATGGGAATACAAAGGTGCATTTAGTACAGGAGCTCCAACGACTTCCACTTTTGCTGATGACAAAGATATGGCACAAGATGAAATTCACGTTGCTATTATCGATGAAAATGGTGATTGGTCAGGAACAAAAGGAGAGGTTCTAGAAGCACACGCTAATATGTCAGTCGCAAGCGGAGCAAGAGATGGTCAAGGAGAAGATGTTTTCTACAAGAATTACATCAATAAGTATTCATCATATGTGTGGTGGTTAGATCATCCAACAATGGGTGCACACGGAACAACTGCATCTGCAGTAGCCGGTAACGATACCGCTGGTAACGGAACAATAGTTACTGACGGAACTGCAACATTTCGTGCTTGGGGAGCAACTGCTGATGCTAGTGGAGTTCAAACCACAGATACCTTTGAAAATGCATCATTTCCATTGTCACTTGGTTTTAGTGGTGGAACAGACGGAACAGGTCCATCAGATGCTGATATTATTCGTGCATATGACCTAATGAAATCTGCTGAAGATGTTGATCTTTCACTCGTAATGTGTGGTAATCACAGTTCAACAGTCATAAGACACATTATTGATAACCTCGCGGACGCAAGAAAAGATTGTGTTGCTTTCTTTTCTCCTGAAAAAGCAGATGTTATTGACGTAACATCCTCTTCAACTGCTACAGATAACATAATTGATTTTAGAGATACAGTCAATAAGAATTCCTCTTACGCTGTTATGGATTCTGGTTATAAACAACAGTTCGACAAACATAACGATAAGATGAGATTTGTTCCGTTG